CGGATAGTGCCCCTCCTGCATTTCTTAAAGTTTATGTTGGGAGGCTAAAATCTTCTGTTTTAGCTCCTACAGATTTCACTACATTGTTTCAAGCTGGTAATTCTTCTGCAGCTCCTTTAAATCAACCTATAGATATGTTAGGTGAAATTAATACAGATGTGTATACAATATATAAGTCAAAGATGTTTAAATTAGCACCTGCTTCTGTAAATAATCCAACTACAGGAGCTTTTTATTATGATAATAATGATTATAAATTAACTGGTTTTTTTAATTTTAATTTAACAAAACATCTTAAGTCAGTCATATATAATGACACTTCGACACAGCCATCCAATTGTGGTTTTTTTATGTGGTTTACAATGGCATATGCCGATGGTTCCACAATTACCCCAACTGGCACAGACCCTGATTTTCCTAATTTAGTATTGTCATTAGAGACAAAATTCCATTATGAAGATGCATAAAATACTTAATATTATATTTAATGAATTATATTTAATAATTCATTAAAAATAGTAAGGATACGGCAGTCGGAGGAGCCTCCCCGACTGAAAGGAGGCTCCGAGAATGCTGGAGCCGTCAATTAATATCATTAAACGGCTCCTTTAATTCGTCGTCTCTTATTTCAAAAATATTCCATCTATCAGAACTTAATTTTTGTGTCTCTGGATAGAAATTCGAAAAAATGAAGATATGTGGACTATTAAATATAAATGACCCGGTTTCATATTTAGTGTTAGATATCATTCCATTTTTTATTTCTTCAACTGCTGCATAACTAACTTTATTATGTTCTGTTCTTGGAACATCAATTAAAACACTTACAATGTTAGTGCATGCAATTCTTTCCCTTTCATTATATACTATATTAATTAAATCGCTTTTTTTACCGCTAGTGATAAGAATACTTTTATAGTGATAAACAAGATATTTACAGAATTCTGACTTACCTGCTCCGCCAATTTCTTCGTATATCCAGTATACTTTTCTTTTATCAGGCTTTCTAATAATAATTTCTGCGAGTGATTGTTGCCATTTTCTGAGTTCCGTGAGGACTTCAACTTTTATAGGATATCCAAATGAATAAGCAATGTTTGCCTTAGAGCAATACGCTTTATTTTGGGTTTCACTTCCTTTACAATGTTCAAGATGCCATTTATATTTATTTTTTATTAATTGTTCTAGCCTCTTTTTATTTACTAATTCAAAGAAGCCTTGTAAATGCCTCTTTTGAGTAGTCGGGCATTTTTCAATTCCTATAAAATATTTTTTACATATAATATCAATCTCTAAAAACTCTAAAAATGCTTTATCTTCACCTTCTTCAATAAATAGAGTAAAGCACCAGAACTTATACTGAGTACTTTGTTTCTTTTTAATAACTGGAGACGTGATTGGGGTGGATATAGTATTACCTTCCACCCCAATCTCTACAATCTCTACTTTTTGTTTCATATACTAAACATTATAAAAAATTTCTTTATATATTAAAAAATATATAGTAATTTTTACAAAAAAATAATATTTGACCATAGAGTAGTTAATAAATCTTTAAGTGCTTTAGGTTAATAGATAAAGATTTAAATATAAGTTATTATATATATGCCCTATGTGCGCAAGTCCAAGAAATCTATGGTCAAGAGAGTTAAGAAAGTACGTAAAACGAAAGTGCCTAAGTCTATTAAAACATATGTGTCTAAGGCAATTCACAAGCAGCTCGAGAATAAACGAGGTGAACCTTTCACGGTTGTAAATCAAGGTATAGTCCCTTATGGAGGTGTTACTGCAACGTCAGGAACTGTTCATGATTTAACAAATGCTTTAGAAATATCGCAAGGGACTGGACAAGGTAATAGGGTTGGTGATAGAGTTAGAGCCACCTATTTTGGTGTTCGTGGTGTTGTAACAGCGCGCATACCTGTTGGCACTACTTCGGATAGTGCCCCTCCTGCATTTCTTAAAGTTTATGTTGGGAGGCTAAAATCTTCTGTTTTAGCTCCTACAGATTTCACTACATTGTTTCAAGCTGGTAATTCTTCTGCAGCTCCTTTAAA